CGTGGTCACTTTTAGTGGACGGGGTAGCTCATCGTACTCCCGTCGACCACTGCTACTGCGCTGTTTAGCCAGTATTAACGCTGAGAGTTTTGCACGAGTCAGAAGGGTGGGCCTTATACACCTATCGGTCCTACACCTTGCTCGTGCGCCAGTGAGGAAGTCTCCTAATCGGAGGTCTATCTCGCTGGCAGCTCTCGCGTAGGGGTCACTCCCCTCGTAGTCCAACACATACAGTTCCTCGGCAAAGACCCCGGCCACCGGAGAGACCCATGTCTTCTTCGTGTTTGGCACGAGGCCTACCTTGTCGAGGTTCTGTAGGTAGTTGGTGTACTGGCCTTGTGACCAGTACGCGAGGAGATCATCGCCCCCTACAACATATCCCTTATACCGCCTACTCCTGTTGCCATGCTCTGCACAGAACATATTGAGAAGACTCAATATGGGCCATGTAGTGCCTAGTCCCATCATCAGGCCTCTCTTTGAGGTGTACTCCTCAATGCCTGTTGGTGTGGACACCTGGACCCTTTGGGGACCAGTGGCAAGCGAGAATGCACTCCGGTCGAGTGGTCGCCAACCCAATGGAGTACTTAGTACCTCTTGGGTAGCTTTGGCGAACTCGAACGGAATGTAGTCACTCGCAGCGGATAGGTCGGCTGAGTAGAACTTGTAGTTCTTCCGGGGCCTTACGTAACCTTCATCTTTGGAGATTAGGTAGTCCCCAACTCGGCCAGCCTCACCGTTTAGGAACGGGCGGCACTCCGGTAATCTCCGGAGGAGGGAAATAAGTTGCTTGTTGATGTTGTCGCAAGCAATTACGAGGGCTGCAGGATGTGTTGTGGCCACTCGTACTTTGTTTCCCTTCTCTTGAAGAGGGAGGGCTTTCGCAATAGGATTGCACCGGTCGCTTTTGTACACAAGGGTTGTTTTCCCCATTTGGGGCTGCTTCCCGAATGCAATTGCGTCTAGTTCAATCTGCAGAAAGTCCTCGATCAGATCCCGCCACTTACCAGGTGTTAGCACCGGTAGGATGGCGTATGGACGAGGCTGCCATGTAGCAGGAAGATCCGTCCCGTAAAAGGATTCTGGGTTGGACCGTTTCGGTCCCTCCCCCTTTCCGGGTTGGAAGACGTGGGTGGGGGACCGTATGTTTTTAAATTTAACGGTTACCTCATCCCCGATATTTCCAGGAGCTTCGTACTTAGCATAGCGGTTGAACTCGGTTTTCCGGCTTATTGCCAGGTAATCGGAGTCGCCGCTTTCTTTTATTATGCTAGGTACCTCTTGTCCTCCCTGGATGACCTTTATTTCCAGGGTATCCGATCTGACGGTGGTGTTGCCCTCGGCATCTTCTGAGACCATCTTGTCTCGAAGCCACCCGTAGGCACCACCATTCTTCCTAGGAGATTCCAGGCTTGCACTTAGGTTCACACCGATCCCACGATCTGAGCCCCGTCGTTGCTGCAGCGCAAGAGGAACTATCCTCCTTCTCAACCACTCTTTGTACGCCTCTAGCGTACGGGGAGTCGGCGAGAAGTCGGAAAGTAATCTCTCGCGTTGCTCTTGCAACTTCGGCGGTAGATCGGACTTCTTTGGTTTAAGGAGGCTACGGCCTAGGCCGGCGAAGTGCCACATATCAACTGTGGTTCTCCCGGCCCCGTTGCTTCCTACAAAGAAGTTAAGAACGGTTGTGTCCCCACTTGCGGGGTAATTCTCCCTCTGTTCGGCCCATGCAGCGATCGCTTGTGCTTCTTCAGCCCAAGCCTTCAGCTGTTTGATCACCCGGTCCTCCCCACTAGAGGCACCGAGTGTCAAAAGCCGAGCAACCTCGGAGAGTATGCCCCGCAGGGCTGTCCTGTCATGGTGATTGTTCAAATCGAACTCTACCTTCGGCAAGGACAGGTGCAATGCCTTCAGGAGTGTGTCGATCTGGCGGAGGATACGTGGCCTCTCTTCAGGCCAGGTATTCTTCCATTCACTGACATCAAAGTCCTTCTCGTACCTGTGCAACGTAGCAGGCAAGGACTTCGGGACCGTATAGCCTACTTTTCCAAGTAGGCTTAGGTTCCCAGGCAACGACTTTGTCTGGGAACTTTGGGGCTCTTTCGAACCCCGCGG